TGGAAAGTTCAAATATGTAGTTCCAGCCGATACACTAAAAGTGTTTGAAATTTTTGGATCGCTGTCGCTGGACGCTTGCGAGTCATAAATGGTAAGCGTGCCGCTGCTGGACGCCGACACAAAAATTCCGTACAGTTTTCCAGCACCAACTTTTACTTGTTTGGTAGCAGCAAGTTGCATGTAATTTGCCATGATATTTCCTTTACGCCAAAAAGCGAAGTTTATAGAGGGTTCGCAGATAAATTTCAACGATATTGTCGATCAACTGCTGCATAGCTGTGTCCGTTTTATCGCACACCTCATAACGACCAGCCTCAATCTGCTTCAAGGAATCTTCCAAAAAGTTAATGACATTGGCAGTCTTGTTCGCTGATTGTAGGGTAATTGGCCCAATAAGACCATGACGACCTTGGTACGTTTCAGCAAAGTCATCAGCGGCATCAATGATGCGATCATAAAAAATGTTGAGCGCGCTATGCTTAGAAAAACTGCGTGTATTCCAATGCACGGAATGAGTGACATCCCGAGCCAGAAACAATAATCCTAGGAAATCAGCGGCTTTCATTGTGGCATTCCTTCAGACGCAAACGCGCCATGATATTGGTGTCGAGCTGCCATCACCGCAGCAACAGCGTCTTGCATTTCTGTAAATCGTCCAAGATTTACACACCGACGGTCAGCATACAGACGGGCAACCCACTTGCGCTTGTTTTTGCACCAAGTTACACCTTTAACACCAGAAGTGTTATCGGGTCGCATTTTGCAATTGTAGGCGTTCTCGGCTCGGGTGGCACTACGCAAATTTTCAATTCGATTGTCCGATGTGTTCTGGTTAATGTGGTCAATTATTTCCGGCATCCACCCGTGGTGATACAGATGAACCAATCGATGTGTGCGATAGACACAACGGTTGATCATAATTTGCCTGTATCCATCGGTCTTACGATGCGTTCCAGCCTCATTACCAATCACGGTTTTTCGTGATGTTTTCTTACGCCAAAACAGTTTTCCATCAACGTAAGAAAACATTTCAAGCACCTGCGCTTGGGTTAAATTGCATCGGTTCATTTGACAACTCCTGAGGTTCGTTCTCAGGTATGTTATCACGAACGCCTAAAGATTGTCCACCAGAAACAATGTCTCCAGTAGCCATGGCAGCGTGTAGCGTGCCCATGACAATATCGTGGATTTGTTCTTCACCTAAACCATTCTGAACCGCAGAAATTCGTTGCGTTTCGGCCTGATAGGCTTTAATTTCCGCTTCGTAATCTTTACGTTTCATGTCTTGGGCTTCCATAGACTTGGACACGTTCTGGAGCATCGTGTGCATTTGCTCCATCTCAGCGCCCATTGCCTGCATCTGTTGCTGGGCAGCAGCCAAAGCAGGATTGTCTTCGCCATCACCCATAAGTTTAGGATCAATGGTCTTGGCAAAGCGCTTGGACATTTCTTGGGCACCAGGCCAATCCATGTTCTTAACAAACAGGTCACCGGCAACAGACCACAATTGAGGATTGCCCTGCAACAGTTGTGCCATTGCCTCAAGCGCCTCTTGACGTTTGGTCGCGTAGCCAGGGCCGGTGGTTGCAACAACGTCGTACTTGCCGACGCCGGGGTTGTAAATCTTCTCGATCACAATGCCCTGCTCATTCGTGATCTTGTTAACCGGCTGTTGCTGGTCGGGGTTGATCTTGACCATTTTTGTCTCGCCATCTTCACCAATGATTCGGGCAATACGCTGGGTGTCGTAAATCTTGGGAATCATGTCGATCAATTGGCGCGCAATGTGCCGGATGCCACGGGCCAAGTTGTCACCATAGTGGTAAGTCCCAACATCACCCTCACGCTGACGCGCAAGAATGGCTTTTCCTGAGCGTTCATTGGAACCCATGCCCAAAGATGCGTTGTATTGGCCGGTGGTAGATTTAATGTCTTCTGCAGCACCCGCCTTGGCCTGCAAAAGCCCGCTGGAGGCCATTGGCGGCTGCGCACGCTGTGGCAGTGGCAAAGTTGCGCCTTGGCCGTCTGTAACGTCAGGATTGACCTCCAAATAGGGCCAGTTCTGGGTGTTGGCAGTCTTCCACTTGTCTTCGTAGCCTTCAAACTGACCACCGTAACCGATAAACGGTGCCTTGGGAGCCAGCGCAAGCATCTCGGCCTCTTGGCTAACCCAGTAGTTGTACATCCGCTGGGCATCTTTGGCGTTACGAACCAGACCACTGACATACAAACGGCCATCTACCTCAAACTCGTTACCGACAATGCGAATAACGGGAATCCACTTACCCACCCACTCGCGTTGCTCAAGAATTTCATAGCCGTTAATCTTGCAATACTTGACCTTTGGACGGTCAGATTCGCGAGATTTCAGTGGTTTGCCGAAATGGGCCTTGAGTGCCTTGTCTTCTGGGGTTCCAGCAAACGCTGTGTGGTTGCCGGGATACAAATTCAACGTGGCGCGGTCATAGTCGATGTAATAGTAGTCCGCAATCCGCACCGTGTCTTCGTTGAGCCAGTTGGAAATCGACTGATCGCCTACGCCCAGAGACTGAAGGGTCGTAATGGGGGCCGAATCAGGATACATGCGCTCATATTCGTCGCGGGTCAGGTCTTCCGTGACAAAACACCATTTGGCGTCAGCGCCAGTAGGGTCTTGCATGGTTGGATCCATGTACACGCTAAAACTGTTGCGAATCCGGCCAATCTTGATGTCTTGGTCGAAGGTATCGTCGTCGCAATACTCGGTCAGAAGACGTACATATCCCTCACCGTAAGCCACTTGGTTCTCGCAAGCCGTATCATAGGCGACATCAGCGTCACTCATGTACTCAATGTGCCGGATCATGCCGTTGAAAATCTCAGCAATCTCAATATCAGCATCATCATCCACAGGAATGACCTTAGCGCCTGGACGATTCTGCCGTTGGTCGTTAGTGACCTGGCGAACGTGTTGCGGCAGCTTGTTGATGGTCAGCGTTGGGCGTGCATTGATCGTCTGACCCTGCACCGCACCACGGGTAGCCAGCACATCGGCAGGCCATTGCCAGGCATTGTCAGGACTTCCGGCATAGAACTTTAAATCGTCGTTTTCATCTTCACGGCTTTCAGATGTTGCAGCAATAGCCAAGTCAAGACGAGAACGAGCTGCGGCAAGGATGCTGGCATCACTTTTGTCTTTGGCAGAGCCGCCAACAGCGACTGCGGCAGCGGCCGTGATACCAGTAATGTCCATTATTTTTTACCTTTTGGGGCTGGCTTGGCTGCTGCACGCTTGACAGAATATGCAATCGCAACAGCTTGAGGAACAGGTTTGCCAGATTTTACTTCAGCCTTCACGTTAGCACGAAAGGCGGCTGGGCTTTTTGACTTGACTAATGGCATGATTATTTCCTATGTTGGTTGGACATGGAGAATGGAAAAATTAATCTTAAGCGTGTCGGTGTAGGCGTTGCTTGACACATTGTCTAGGTTGATTGTAAATGCACCATCAGTTACCGTCACCACCGCAATAAGGTACGCAAAAGTTGCCGTAGCACCAGATGCAATGTTCACAATGACTGTATCCAATGCAGATACTTGGGTGTTATTCACAACAAACGCGACCTTGGCACTAGGGGCCATCTGGGCATTTGACGTTGTAATCGTGCCGGCGGTTTTGTTCAAAGTTACGGCCGATGCTTTGCTGCCAGTCTGTGTGACCGTACCGTATGCCCCATTAGTGTAGCCAAGTTGTGATGTAGCATAGACCACAGTCGCACTAACCGTATCCGCGCCAATAATGTCTTGATCAAGGTATGCGACGCCAATAGGCTTAGTAAAACTCATGATTATTTCCTTTTCATGGGCTTGGCAACAATCACAACCATCTTAGGAATAGACTTGGGCATTTGACGTTTGTCGGCAGCTTCTTCGCGCTTGCTGCCCTCTTTGCCCATAGATTTCTTCTCTACGTCCTTCTTACCCTGCTCGAATTTCGTTGCCATATTAGCTTCCCATCCATCCAGTTGAAACTGCACCGCGGTCGTAAGTCCGTAGTGTACGGGTTTTCTCAGTGTACTCCCTATGCGCCACCGGAAATGCAAATGTAACGCATATCGCATCTGCCGCATCGGGGGAAGCCAAACCCCTGGCTTTCATTTCCTTCTTGCTTTCCAAGAAGATCGTACCCCGAGAATCCGGCTTCATCATAGGCGAAATCAAGTCCGTCTTCAAGAACCTATCGCTCGGAATACTAGCCGTCTTCAGCCAGTCCCGCATATCACCCCACATCTGGGCGCGCATATTTCCGTACATTATAGGGTTTTTGGCCTTATTGCCAAAGTTTATTCCCTTAATCTTATACCGCTGCTCTTTGAGCCTGTCAACAATCCCAGCACCTAGCCCGCCCTCATCAATCACCACCAGCGTAGGCTTGAACTCCTCAATCGCCTCAATCACATGACCCACTACCGTCATTGTGTCATCGCCCCTATGCCGCATGATCTTCACAATGTCGCGCCCCTGCCTAACCGCAATCACCGTCGCATCCGCACCAAACCGCGCTGGGTCTACACCAATAATAATCGGCGCCGACTGATCCTTGTACTTGGGTCGCTTCATGGCCGAATCCACAATGTCACTTGATATGAACTGGTCATCTCCCTCACTCGGAAACATCCCATACACCTCAACGTGCGCCTGGCTACTATCCGCACCATACTCCTGAATAATTCGCTCATAGACCTGCTTGTCCGTCCCCTCCACCGTCCGAGCATCCACCACCCGCGTCTGCCAAAAGTCCCTCTTACTATTGAAGCACTCATAAAAGTACCCCGTATTGCGCCGAGGATTGGAAAACGCCATCCAAAAGCGATTCGGCGTGTTCTCAGTAAAGAATCCACCAGTTACCGACCAAATAGGGTCAGCAATACCAGACGCCTCATCAAAAATCACCAGCACACCGTCAAAGTTGTGTACACCAGCATACGCGTCAGGATTCTCCTCCGACCACAACCGACCCTCAACCCCCCAGTAACGCGTGCCCTTCTTCAAGTCACTTTCCACCAACTCAGTCAACCACTTTGCCGGTGCTACCCGTGTTGCAGACACCTCAAACCAATGCGAGTTCAGCGACATAGCCAGCCACTTGGTAATCTCCGCCCAAGTAATTGACCGCAACTGGTTCTCGCTATTAGCCGAGATGATGGTAGTAGAACCAATGCGAGTGGTTAGCATCCAGATAGTCAACCATGATACAAGTGCCGACTTACCAATACCACGACCAGACGATATTGCTTCTTGCAATACTTTGTACATAATATCTTCATTTGATTGTTTATTGTTTGCAAGTTCATTGTTTGCTTTAATGTGATCAGTAATATCTTGCAAAATCTCACGCTGCCATTTTCTTGGGCCAGAAAAATGTTCTAGCGGCGTACCTTTAACACCCCACGGAAATACATACTTAACAAACGCCAATGGATTATCCTTTAATGCAGGACTCCAAAGTAATGCCATTAACTCTTGTTCATCTTCTGGTTTGTAGATTGGTGTTTGCATAAAAATAAATTAGAAAAAAACGGCAATTTAGAAAAAATAAAAATTGTTCGTGAAGGCTCCGTAACCGCTGGCCCTTTTGCTACGGCCCTACCCCTCCCCCTCGTCTGCACTTTTTGCATATGCAAGCCTAGGCGCCACGTCGATCACGTCGACCAAGCGAGACTGGGCGGCAGCCAGGGCGCCGCTGATGCTGATGCGGCTGTCCGACACGGACACATCGAGTCGGTCACCATACTTATTAGGCGCGAGCTTCGACAGCACCCAGCGCCGCGCGTCGATCTGCAACTGTCGCTGCCGGACTAGGCCCGGGTCGGTCGCACCGTTATCAAGTAGCGGCACCGGTGCGTCGGCCAGCGTAAGGATTTGATCGACCATCGCGTCGAGCAACCCTTCGCGGGCGCGTGCATATCGTTCGCCAAGCTCGCGGTCGGCGCTCACCCAGTCGATCCATGTGCTAGCTCCAATGCCTGCCTTTATGCAACTCTGACGCATCGAAGCACCGCCAAGCATGGAATCCAACACCACCTGCGCGATCTCCGCCCGATTTTTTATTGCAGCCATCAATCCCCCTAAATAGTTCAACACCCATCGAATTATCAATCAAAAACACACGATCCGCACGACAAGCGAGCTTGCATTTTCCCCTAAAGGGGAAAAAATGCAAAAATGCACGCTGTTTTGTCGCTTTTTGCCCCCCTTTGCACAAAATGCATGTGCAACGCATGTGCAAAATGTGCAACTGTGCAGAGGCATAAACACTGTACACAATCACAGTAGCAACTTCCTGGATTGTATCCTTGACTTTTGCAATAAATCTTGTTACGCTCACTACGCGAGCAATCGCAGGGCAGAACTAGTAACAAACAAGGACACACACTATGACACACACAATCGCATTCAACACCGGCCGCACTTACGATTCCCCCCAGATTCTGAAGATTGAAATCTTGAATAGCAGCGCCGACGATTTTGGTTTTATCACAGGAAAAGCGCTTTTCATTGATCATTCACGTTACATCGCCGCAACTGTTGATTTCTTAGCATTTGGCGGTAAAGACTCTGACATAGGGCGGGCGGTGCTTGAATCCTACGACTCCGGCGAATATCAGGCCGAAATTTTCTCTCATTACGCCTGACAGTACAGCGACAAGCCTGCGGGTTTGTCAGTGCGCTGTTGCACATTATTGGAGTAAGAGTATGGAAAACCAAACCCGCGTTCACCTGACAATGAAATCGGCGAACGGCAAAGTCGGCCCGGTGCCAGTATCGACCACTGAAAAATCCAGCTGCCCGATCGACTGCGCGATGCGCGACGAATGCTACGCTGCCACTGGGCCACTGGCGCTGCACTGGGCCAAAGTATCGTCGGGTGAACGCGGCACCGACTGGGCCGGGTTTACAGCTGCCATCGCTGCGCTGCCAGATGGCCAATTCTGGCGCCACAATCAAGCCGGTGACCTGCCAGTCGCTGGTGGCACTGTGGATCCTGTCGCGCTGGGCCAGCTGGTGGCAGCGAATACAGGTAAACGCGGATTCACGTACAGCCACCATCGCGACAGTGAATCGATCAACTGGATCCGGCACTCAAATGCATGGGGATTTACTGTAAACCTGTCGGCCAATAATCTGGCCGATGCCGATACTCTGGCCGATCTTGACGCTGGCCCGGTGGTGGTGGTGCTGCCATCTGATCAAGTGGTGAATACAAAAACGCCATCTGGCCGGTCGGTGGTGGTTTGCCCGGCCACTATTCGCGATGATGTCAGCTGCGCCACCTGCCAGCTCTGCCAGCGCCAGCGTAGCGCCATTGTCGGGTTTCCTGCACATGGCGCACGTAAACGGGTTATTAATATTCGTCTGGCAGCGTAATCTAATATTCTCTCTATACTCTGCGCGTCAGAGTATAGGGGTCAATATTGGCCGCATATTATTAGAGTAAACATGAAAACTGCCGGATTATTTTACTTTGCGGACGAACCACAATTCTCAACTACTGCAACACGCCAATATTTGGCGCATTACCTGCGCGCGTGCCGTAATTCACGCGGAAATCTTAACTGCAAGCGTTATGACGTTAAGCGTACTGGGTTCGGACGTTACACGGTCCAACTCCGTTACACGGGTTCGCCATTGGCCGTTATCGTTACACACTAAGGGGCCGGACCATGCGTGAACACTACACCCAAACCCGCACCCCTTCGCGCTTGGCCGCCGTAGCCCTTGCAGTCGCCATCGGCTTGGCACTGGCATATCTACTATTTATTTATCTGTGAGGTAACGCCATGCTAATAGACAGCGAATACGACCTAGGCGAAGACGACCGCGAAGACCCAGACATGCCTGATGACTACGAACCCGAAGAAGATTACTACCCGAAAGCACTTTATGGAAATTGACAACATCGACGACATTGACGGAAAAATTGAGCACTTAATGCTCACCTACCATTGGAAGTGGCAGGAAGCCATGGAGCACCTGTATTACCACGAATATGATCCGGTGGACTGGATCGATAGCCCATGGGAGGAACCATGCTCTTTGCCGCCATACTAGCGGCCCTTATAGCCTTGATTCTTGGCCTATGACATCAACCCTTAGCTCGACATCATGCGGGCTTTTTTACGGCCTCTATTTGGCGCTTGGCATCCTCGAACCCGCACCCTATGATAACGCTGTGATCGATGCCTTCCAGATAGGCGATCCAGTCACGCTGGGCCTGCGATACGGTGCCGCCGGTGCTGCGTTTCATTTCAACCCACAATGACCACGCGGGCACGAATAGGTCGGGCACTCCCGCAGTCACGCCCTCGGCCTTCAAGCTGGCGCCCTGGGCCATGCTACGGCCGCCGCCATTAGGGATAGCGAATATGCGGACTTCCGGCCACTGGCGCCTGAACCACGATACCAAGCGTACCTGTTCTAAGTGTTCAGATGGCGCGTCCATTAGAAAGGCACTTCCCATTCCCAAAGACTGCACCCGCCTGGCTCACTTGCAAAGTCAGCGGGCGGATAATCGTGGAATTCTTCGCACCAGCCCTCTTTGTTGTAGTGGTCGCAGGTCGTGCAGACCCTTGGTGGCTCGGCCCTCAAAGTGGTGCGGTATAGGGTGACGATCTCGGGTTCTGGATGGCGGCTCATAGTAAAAATCCTCTACTTTGCATAAAATCAATTGGGTGTTTGGCGTGTTTTTGATGATTACAAGTTGCGCGTAACAACTGCATATTGTCGTCAGTGTTTGACCCTCCAAGTGCTGTTGGAACAATGTGATCTAAATGGTAATTGTCGCCAAGCGGCTGGTGGCAGCATGGGCATTTGCCTTTTTGCAATTTAAACAACTTTTCTGCCAAGCCTTTGGAAAGAGTTCCACCATTGGCGCGTTTACGGGATCGATAGTTCTGACAAATGATGAGCATGGCTTTTGGGTTAGCTTTTCGCCACGCGTTAATTTGTGCATTAACTTTTTCACGGTTAGCCACTTGATAACCTGCTTTTGACGCCCTAACCTTTTCAGGGTTGGCTGCTTTCCAAGCAGCGCTTTTTGCATTTAGCCTGCTACGGTTAGCCGCATTCCATGTGGCTTTATATGCTTTTCCACAAGGTTTGCAATCGCCTTTTTTATTGCGTTCAGTTTCAATTTGGCATTTTGGACAAAATCTTGTCATGTTGACACCCTCTAATGGTTTATTGATAGTGTCAGTAAGCGTTGATTAGAGCAACGCAAGCCTGGCCGGGCCTGTCCTGACGTAAGTATTTTACCATTTGTGGGAAACCACTGTGTAGAACTTGCCGCTTTTTTGGTACTCAATGCTTTTGGGTGGCGTCCCTTCAGTCATTTGCTTTGCAATGTCATGCAAGTCAGCCAAAGAATAATCTAAACTAACACCAGATTTGTGCGCTATTTCCGCTAAATTCTTTCGTGC